TATGTGAAACTGTTAACTTCGCCTTCATAACCTACGTGAAAATCAGTTGTCCGATTCTCATAGTCCGAGCCGGTGTACCCGGCATTCGATTCCACGTTGACGTAAGGTCCGGCGAAAGCAGGAGCGGCCACGAAGGTGGACGCGAGCGCTAGTGCAATAGTTTTCATTGTTTAAATAATTGTAAGTTTGGTATAAGGGATACCGCGATACTTGAGTTGGATCTTTTTTGTTTTCATTGGATTTACCTCCAGTACCTACCCCCCGTTCCATGAGTAGGCGTCATGCGTTCCATAAAGGAATGAACGGACGCGGTATTGTGCTGTGTTCCTAGAATACTCCAGGAATAATCTGACCAGTGAATATGTATGCGCCGACTGCTGCTAGAAAACCAACCATCGCTAGTTGTCCATTAACACGTTCGGCATTTTCGTAATAGTTTACTGCCATTACTTCAACTTTTGGTTCACGGGCGATTACATTAGATTGGGTCATTAAGATAAATAGATTAGGTTAATGGCCGAGGATGATAGGTCAGGTCGGCACGCACTATTTATACTTTAAGGTATTTGACTTGTATATAAATGTCTTGTTGTAGTTGGTGGTGTTATATCATAACCAGTTGCACCGGTCCCTGTGTTAGGAGGAGAAGCGTTTAAAGCCTCTATACCTTTTTGACTAATTTTTGCAGCCTCAAGATTTGCTACTGAACCTTGATCTCTATAAGGATTAAGGAACCAACTGTTGCCTGAGGCCTGGACATAGTATAGTACACCATCATCAGCTACATTTGTAGTGCTATCAGGATCGTATCCCATTGCCATAATTAAATCTCCTTAAATTTTCTTCCGAATTTTAGGGGTGGCTTTTTTATGTGCTGCAGTATCTCTGGCTTTTTTACCAGCCATCTTAGCAGCTTTTGCTTGTGCTTTACCCGCTTTAGTGTACGGGTATTTTGTTCCATTAACTACTGGCATATTAAAATTGAAGTTGAGAACGTTCTAATTTATTATAAACATCCTGTCGATATGCTGGATCAGTTTCGTATCTCTCATCACTCATGGCACGGACAACTTCAGCTTGACTTCTGAATCCATCAACAGCTTGAGCTGGTTTACCTTGAATCATTTCTCCTTCATATCCTACAGCATCTTGATATCTATAATACAATGCTTGTAATGCAAAGTTAATTGTATTCATATTCCCTTGTTCTAAAGCACCATCATAGGCAGCAATTTCTTCTGCAGTGAAATTCTCTTTAGCCCAACCAATCATTTGACTATAAGCTTGTTCACCACCTACTGCATTCTGAATAGCATCAATACTTTCTTCAGTCAGAGGCGTATTAACAGGTGCTTCATCGGCATACTTAGCTTGTAAGTTTTGATAAGTTTCTATTAATTCTCTGCTATCTAATTTACTTAAAGATTCTATAGTCTCATTAGATAACTTACCATTAGCATCAAACTCATCATCGGCATTCATTAAAGCTTGTTCAGTTTCAGTGAACTCTACTTCTTCTTCTTCAGATGCCTCTTCTTGCTCAGCCTTAGGTTCATCCTCTTTTTTATTTGATTCAGAACCCATCTTTTTTTGGAGCTCAATGTATGCCTGTTCTAATTCTTCAGCATCTTTATATTTACCAGCTAAAAGTTGCTCCTGTTCTTCAGCTAATTTTTCTCCTATTTCTAATGACTCTGCATCTCTTTGATCCTCAGCCTCAATGGTTTCTGGATCATTCGATGGATCGTACGTCAGATTTACTGCCATAATTCGTTACTGTTTTTAATCCTCCAAGACCAACATTTGTTACCACTCCACCAGGGGCTTCAATGGTAGGCTCTCCTACTTTAGGTTTCTGAGCATATTTATTGGTATCGAAAGAGGTGGGTTTTGCAATTTCGTTATCTTCGAACTTCGAGTTCACCTTTGTTAAAGGTTTCATCTGTGTCTTCGGCTTTGAAGCCGAAACTCTTTTAGGTCGGGTAGGTTTATTGTTCATCTAAATTTTGTAAAGTCTGTGCTAATGCTTCTGGTGCATTTTCATTTTTTGCTGGGTCAAAGACAGGTGCGGAAACCATTTGACCTGCTTGGTCCACTAAGGATTGTTCCATTGCCTGGTCTTGTGAAGCTGCTGCTTCTTGTTCCATAGTTTCTGGAGACTTAACAAGGTTCAATACATCAATACCTTGTGCTGCTGCAAGACGTTTGATAGCTTCAGAAGCATCAATGAATTGCATCAACGATTCAGGTCCAAGCGTTTGAGCTATGGTTGTAATGAATGAAGTTAAACTTTCTCTATCTTGACCTCTACCTAATGCATTTATTCCTGCTACAATTGTAGGGCTAACATATTTCTTAGGTATTCTAGGTATTTCACCAGACCTTTGTAGGACAAGTAACTTTCTATTTAAGTATGGGATTAAGAACTCAACAGTAAGTAGTGAGAATAAACCACCAAGCTGTTGCTCTAGTTCTAATTGTGTGAGGCGTACCTCTTCTGCTGTAACTCTTTCAGCGTTACGAGGATTCATAACAAGGAAAGCTTCAAGCAATCTTCTTTCTAATTGTTGTGCCAGACTGAAAGCTGTCTGGAAATCTGCAGTCTTTCCGACCTGCACAACCCCGATATCGTCTGGACGTCCTTGGACAATCGCTCCGTTACCGGCGGCTGCTATGGTTTGTGGTTTAGTAGTTGAGCTAGGAGATACAGTAAAGATTACCTTTGCTGCAGCTGCGCTACCTTCAACGAGTGCTTGAGATAATCCTTCTAAAGAATTGAAATCTCCTAAGAACTCTTCGACTCTACCACGTCCATAGTTTTCTCCATCAATACTATTAAATCTTAACACCAACCATGGGCTAGCGTCCTTGGGCGCTTTGCCTTGTGAACCTGGAATCAATTTATCAAATGCTTCTTGATGCCAGACCCATTTGTTTCCTTTTAATTTAACACAAGTGTAGACGTCCACATCCTCTTCATTTCTAGCTCCGATACCACCACCAGTATCACCTGCGTGATTAGGGGTAGTTCTTTCTATATCTTGAAGCTCTTGTGGTAACAGACTACGGTGAATAATTTCTTTTGTAACGATTTCAATTACGTTACCATTACCATCTCGTTCTACAACGTAACGGTTCAATGGATAATGCTTTAACCCATCCTTACCCATATAAATGAGTGCATTGCCACCAACAACTAAGTGTTTAATTGCTTGGTGTACAGTAACTCTATCACTAGAAGCAGCAATGGAATCCATTACCATCCTTTCAAGTTTCGCAAAACTTAAATCCATTTCAGAACGAATTTCCGCTGGGAAATCTTCGCCTAACTGATCGTCTTTAATTTGAAACTTAAAGAAGGTACTCTGTGGTGGTAGTAAAGCTAGCATTAATTTAGCTGCTAACGTTACTACGCACTTAGAACCAACGGATTGCCAAGGTGTATCTAGTTTAATATGAGTTGATCTTCCTTCATCATTTTTGATAAGGTAAGGAAGGGTAAGCTTAGAGCATTGAACAGCAACATCAAGAAACTGGGTACGGTTTCCAGTAAGTTTATCGTATCTTGTGCGTGCGTAGTTCATTAGTTATACATTATGGTTGTACTTGACCTGCTCCAGACTGTCCGGTGGCTGCGACAGCTGCTGGATTCAAAGCGATTCTTAAATCACTTGCTTTCTTCCTTCTCTTTGCTTTATCATACTGTTTCTTTCTACTAAGACCTTGCTCAGCACTGCCAACAGTGGATCCTACTTTAGTAGGTGGTGGTGTTCGGGCTATTGCTTCAGCTCTTTTTCTCTCTGCTTCTGCTTTAGCGTTCATCTCTTTCATTAATTTTGCATTGGCTTCTCTGGCTCTTTCAGCATCTTCACGAGCTCTAGCTTCTGCTGCTTTTCTTGCATTCTCTGCTTCACCAGCGTAGTCACGACTCGGACCACGACTTCTTCTTCTTCCTCCGCCCATTGGATTCTCCTAAATGTGTTTAGTTACAAATGAATACTTGTCATTCCAGTTTAATTTTTTAGCAAGACCTTTCCTTGCTTTAGCTTCAATCATAGTGCACCCGTTACTTCGACCAAAATCTTCTATGTCATCCCAGTACTCCATCCATGGAGCAAAGTCTTGACCAGATTTGGTAGCCCATACATGTATGTGCAGAGCTTTTTTACGTGGGTACACCATGACTTCACATATTAAAGCTGATTTAATTTCATCATCATCCAGACCAATCCATAAAGTACACTCTCCAGAGAGGAGGGGTTCTATGTAATCTGATGATATCATTTCACCGTCGGCACGA